GTGTATATAGAAGTACCAGTATCATTTTCAGGATCTTTTGTCAAATATATCAACCCTGCAAAAACACATCCATCACTATGAACCCATCCCATATTTCTTGGATGATATTTTTCATCATGTCTAGGAGAAATTAATTGAAAAGAACTATACATATAATAATTTAATTCAGTATCTTCATTATAAAATATTGACAACAAACTTTTAGAAAAATAATGATAAATTTCTGGAGATATCTCTTCCAATACAGAACTTCTAATTCCAGGCCAATGACCACCTTCTGCTTTATGAGAAAAATCGGAAATACTTTCTAATCCAACTTTTCTAACATAATCAGGATCTTGATAAAAATTATCAATAACAGTAACTGGAAAAAGAGATGATTTCATTATTATCAAAATTATATTATTTGTTATTATTTAATGCACTATCATCTAAGCATTCTATAAATAGATTTAGTGTTTATCACAATATAAGAAAATGAAAAGACTCCTATTAGCCTTTTCGTTATTCTTCGCAATCCCAGTTAATGCTGCTGAAATCACATCAAAAATCACTGATTCTGTTCAATTGAAAGTTGATGGTGCTGCTGTTCAATCAACTCGAATTGGTGCTTCCTATTCAGCGTCAGGAACCAATATCCAATCTACATCTTTTGGTGGTGTAGGTGGTGCTGGAACCTATGATATCAATACTCCAGGTCAAGCATTTACTTTCTCAGAAAGTTTTAATGCTGCCGATACCCCTGTTACTACCCAAACACGTTCTAACCAAGGAACAATTGATTCACCAAATCTTTATGGAGATAGTGTAACTCAGATTGGTGGAGAGAAAGGAACTCTTGCAGGTACTCTTTCTCCAACTGGTGTTCCTACTGTTACTGCTGGTGGTGCTGGTACAAGTGCTACTGCTCAAAGATCCATTGAACTAAGTGTATTCAAATGAGACATTTAACTCCCGTTTTGCTTTTAGCAACGGGAGTCATCTGTACTCCCGTTTATGCTGAGAGCGTTGTGCCCAATTTCACTAGGGGTACAATTAATGCGACAACAGAATCTGCGACAAAAATTGTAGAAACTATTCGTCAAGTTGAATATACAACTGGTGAATCTTACACCGTGACTGGAACAAACATTAACATTCCTGGAAATCCTCAAAAAGGATCTAGTTACAGCATTATGACTCAAGGTGCTCCATTTCAATTTAGTGAAACGTATCTTGGCCCTGGAGTGGCAAAAGAAACATGGATAGACCGTACTACAGAAACCCAATCAACTACTACATCAATATCTGTCTTTACGCAATAATTTCAACGGGTTCTGCATTTGCCCAAAGCACTCCTGCACCTAGTAATACAAACATTGCTGGTCCAAGTGCAAGTGCTACAGGAAATGTAACTAATCAAGCAGTCCAAGTCCTTCAAGGACCATACGCACTCAATACTTATGGTGGTGGAGTAAGTTGTCAGGGTGCTACATTTTCAATATCTCCATTCGCTATGAGTAGTAACAATAGTAGTGATGATCCAGAATCTTTTGCATCACGCAATGGAAACTGGGGAATTTCTGCTGGTTTTAATATTCCTTTAGATGGCAACCTAATGGATTTGTGCAAAAAAAGAGCGGCAACTGAAATTGCTAGACAACAAGCAGAGACTGATAAAGCAAGATTAGATTTTGAACTCGTGAGATTATTAAAATGTGGTGAAGCTTACAAGAATGGAGTTATGTTCCACCCCGATAGTCCTTACTATAAGGTTTGTGCAGATGTTGTTGTGAAGTACCCAAAAGTTGAGGATGTAGTGAATGGAACCAATAGAACTAATTGATAACCCAAATTTAAAACCCATAATCGGAAATAATCCGATTAACGTTCCAAATTCAAACATCAATAAAATTGCTGGTCCGTCTATAATTTCAACCATAGATAGACCAGCAATTCGTGATGTTGAACAACCAGTTGTTCGTGGTCTAGAGGTTCCTGTTATTGATGTTCCAAATACTACAATTAAATATCCAGTTATTAATGTACCAACTCAAGCAGAGTTTGATGCTGCGGTAAATGCAGAACGTCAAAAGCAATCACAAGAAGAAAAACCAAAAGAAAGGGGATTACCTGATACGACTCCCCCTCCTCAATTGCCACAAGTTACCCAAACCCCCTTTACTCAACCTGCAACATCTACACCAGTTGCAGAAATCCCAGCAGATAAACCTCAACCTACTTTTTCTGTTTATGGAGTCGATATTAATTTACCTGACCCTTCTCTTGTTGCTACGGCTGGTGCTGTCGCAGTAGTTACCACAGCATCCACTATGGTTGCAACAACTGCACTAAACGCCCTTAAAAACGCCGCAGAACCAATCATTAAAGAAGCAACAAAGAATAAGTTCAAAATCAAAATCAAACAGGTTAAACCCGTTCTTCACTACGTTCTTGCAGAAGAAGGGCACGTTGATATTTTTGAGTACTCTTCAGAAGGAACTCGTTTCATAGAGAAAGTATCTAATGTAGAGCAGTACATCCGCGATCAAGTTGAAATTAATGCTCTCTACGAAATAGACAACAAAATTATTATTGATGATGTGATAAAAGATAAATTTACAAAAGAGGGGCAACAAAGATTTAAACCTTTATTCTCCCCTGCTAAAAAGGTTGCAAAAAAACTTGCTGCTAGATTATCATTCTAAGTCTAAACTTGATACAACCCAAGATATAACCATAACTGGTATATAAGTTATTACATTATAAAGAGCATCAAAAAAGAAATTATCAAATCTAGATTCTTTTCTTTTCTTTTCTTGATGCTTTATTTCTTCGACTTTTTGTGGTGCGTGAGTCATTCCAACACCGTAAAGTAATCTTTACTATTTAACAAAAATGCATCATATTGTAAAGATTTTTTACGACCTCTTCGTGCTGGTCTCCTAACAAAACGAATAACTTCTGGTGGTTGACGCTTGGGGATAGGTCTTCTATTCTCAAGCATCATACCATCGTTGGTAAGTAATCTTAAAACTATTAAAATATCAAGAAGTACGAGTTTCATTCCTCTTTGCTAATAGTTGGGAGAAGTCTTTTTTCTTTGTACCCCCATCATATTCCCAAGCATATCCTTCAGCAATCATTTGATTATTGATTGATATTTCTTCCCCATTAATATACAAGTGTCCAATAATACGTCCGTATTTCTCTGTGCTATCTGGAAGTTCGGTTTTGATAATAATATCTTTAGCAAATTGCAATCTATGCTTCAACCACTCTTTTGATTCCAATCCCAGTTTCTTTTCATAAGCATCGGTAGTTCTACTCTCTGGAGTATCTACTGCTGCAAGACGAATTCTTTTGGTGAGTGAAATATCAAATCCAAGATCAATATCAGCATCAATAGTATCACCATCAACTACTTTATGAACTGAACGAATACGATAAACGTAAGGATCTTTTTCTTGCATCAGAATGGTAATTTAAACTCTTTGGTATTTAGTTTAGGAATAGGCAATTTTTGAAATGCTTTATTCACTTGATTCTCTACAACCTTACCAACAAACTCCTCTGGATTGTTCAGAATTACTTCTGCTTTTTTATAAGTCACATAAGCACCATAACAAAGTGCTCCACTAATGAGAAGACTTGTCGTTGATAGAATGATTGCTAGGTTCTTCATTTTTCATTTCCTCGTGTGCTAGTTTTAGTATGTAGTAAATTACATACAAAGTAAAAATAAGTCCACAACCCAATATAATTACAACTCCCCAAGGAAATTCCATTAGTACTTACCTTCTGTACAATACTCTACTTTCTTGTTTGGATAATAAGGATACTTACCTTCTTGTGGTTTCATCCATCCACATCCAATCAACCAATCCATAGTCATTGGTGTAGGACGAATTTGATCCCATAATGGACCCTTTGCACACATTTCAAGTTTTTCTGCCGTTTGATTTGATTGCTCTTCTGCCCAGTTAGCATCTGCTTCCCAAGGAATTGCACGACTTTGCATCATTGATTCATAAGTTAAACGAGTCTGCTTCATTACCCAAGCAGGTATCTCACTATCCTGATGAACCTGTGCCATAAAGGATGTTTGTAATCCACCACCCATACAATCTTGAACTACATGCCACCCCTCATGTCTCATCGTTCCGAGAAATTCTCTAGGATCTTTGAGAAGTTGTTCGTTCACAAAGAAACGATTATAGTTTGGTTTATATAATCCTACTGTTCTTGGAGTAAAATATCTTTCTGGTGCAACATACACAGGTACATTTACACTATCAAGAGCAGTAATAATTCTTTTTAATTCTTCTCTGAATGGATCAAAGTCTGGATCCTTTAGTAGTTCAGAATCTACCGTGAGTTTTTCAACTCCTTCAGTGCATTCTAGGAGAATCATACAACCCATTGCCTCTGCACTATAAGGTCTTACTGTTGGTTGTTTGGGTTCTAATGATGATGCTATAGCAGGAAATGCTAAAGATAAAATTAGACCAAATGAGGTGAGTAACTTTTTCATTCGTTCCACCAACCTTCTTCTTTGTGAATCCAGACTTTCAAATCCCGTACATACTTTCTCAAAATCTGGGCCTGTTCTTCATGCCAAATATCACCCGTCTCCATGTGAAGACGGGTGTGATTATCTATGGCTTTGAGTATGTTGTGGATGGGAGCGTTCCAACACTCCCTTTTTGGAGTGTTCCATTCTCTTGGCATTTGTACTCAACTGTATAAAGTTGTCCTTTATGTATAAAATCAACTGCACATAAATTAGGTCCAATTATTAAGTTACCTGCAATAAGAATTTCAAGTAACATTATTTTTTCTTACCTCCATTTTTAGCTTTCTTTGCAGTTGCGTTACCAGAATTCTGCTTTTTATTATTCGCAGATCCTTTTTTGCTTTTATTTGGTGATTTAGACATTATGCTCCACCTGTGCGAGGTTGTACTTGGCCTTCTAAAACTTCAACTCTTTCTTCAAGAGTTGGTTCAGTAGTTGCAGAAACTACTGGTACTACTGGTTCTGGTGGTGCTCCCGCAACCACTTCTTCTCTACGTGGTTCTTCTTTTTTTTCATCATCATCCCCACCTTTCTTCATAGTATTAATACCAAAAGTAGCAGCAGATGCTGTGAAAACAGTTGCAATAAAAGTTGGGTCCATCTTAGATAGAGCCCCAGCATAACTAGCAGTGAGAAGAGCAGCAGACCAACCCAAAATAGCGATACGAATTACAGTACTCATACACTTTTCTCTTTTGTTTGGCGTTTCCATTTGTTCCTTAGTTTGAGGTTAACCTTTTTTCCAAGCTTCACCTTCTGCTTTTCTTCTACGTGCTAAACCTGCCTCTACATTTGAACCAGGATTGCGATAGAGATATAAAGCATCGGGAACCATGTCCCATTCTTTATTCTTCAGGCGTTTAGTAATAGTATTAAAGTTATCACCACCGTAAAAACCGGCACCAAGATTATAAGCAAAGCTGAGCAGAGCGCCTCTTTTTCCATCTGACATTTCACTCCAATGAGGGATTTTACGCAAGGCAGGAAGGAACTCTTTTTTGCATTGTTCGATAAGAAGTTCATCTGCTTCTTGTTGAGTTAAAGTATCACCCATTTGAAAAGGTGAACCATCTTTTTTACGTGTTGAACCCCAACCGATTGTGATTGGAAGTCCACCAGTTAGAGGATCGGGATATGCCTTTAAATGGCATCCTTCAAACTCTTTGATTAATTTCAAACCCATCATTGGAACATCATCACCACCAACTACAGGCGCTGCAGCAGCAGGGGCAGATGCTGGTGCAGCGTTACCCTTTTTTCCTCTATAAATCTCCGCCCAATCAATATTATCTTCTAGATATTTGACTGGAAGATTATCTTCCAACCACTGAACTGCCTTAACGTGATTAGGATTTTTCTCGTCATAAAACTTAAAAAAGTTATGAAGATCAATTCTTGCCATTGTTACCTCCGAAATACTTTGTATAAAGTTGTTGCGCTTCTATATGTTTTCCATGATTTGTAAGATCTTTTATTCTTTGTAAGATCTTTCTTTTAAAATTAATCGAAAATTCTTCCCCATCCATCGTTGCCTCCTGGACACCAACGGTGCTTAAGAACTGCTTTAGTATAAATTGTTTTCTTGCCGTTGGTTACGGGACCAGTATAGTTATCATTTAGAGATCCGTATGGATCATTGACATAGTATCCCTTACCATCTGGTGTTTTGCCAATTACAACACACATGTGCCCACCAGTAGGTGCAGAAAGAGAACCCCTATGAAGGATACCAATAACAACAGGTTTCCCAGCATCAAGACTCTTATCAATATCAGCGAAAGAAAGATTGTAACTAAAGTGTGACTTAACTCCATAACCTGCCAGAACTTTCGTCTGTACCGCATGGTCAGTAGTGTCACCAATCGCAAATACTTTTTTGACGTATTCATCATCGCCTTTGATGCTTCCTGGCTTGAGGAAAGCAAGGCACATAGCGCATGATGAACTGTTACAAGTTCTATGTGCATCTCTATAGTTATCTACTTGATTGAAGTATGGAACATTTAGAACTGCTGGTGTGGGTGGTTTTGTTCTAAAAATTCCAATCCAATCAGATTCGGAATCATCAAGAAACTGTGCAGGTAGGTTATCTTCTAACCATTGAACTGCTGCCACATGATTCGCATTACTATCATCATAAAATTTAAAAAAGTTATGAAGATCTAAGGTCATCATCCTCTCCTATGTACTCTAATGAATAGATATCATGATCAAGAATATTTGGATTCAACCATTCACTAAACTCGGATTGAATCGCGTGGGCATTTTCAATATCTTTTTTAGATAGAGTATGAATACGGTCAATTGCCCAATCATGGGTATTCCGAAGAGTTTGTTCCAAAGTTACCATAATCTTTTCGCATGTAGCGTCCTAGAATGTTGCTATTGTAGTACGCTGGGGTTCCATCGTCAAGAGACTCTTTCAACACATTATTTAGGAAAAGCTGTCTTGTTTCTTCGTAGTTACATTGTCCTTTGGTTTTATGGAGACTGATGATTGTTCTACTGAAGGAACTTTTACCCCAAAGGTTAACATCGACTTTGAGTTCAGGGCATGATCCGTAGTACTTTTTCCAATCAGACTCTGACTTAACTTTTCTAGATTTTCCTGCTGGTGTGCGGTATGACCAGAAATACTTTCTACCAATATACTTGCGATTAGTCGGAATGCAGTATATAAGATAAACAAACCCAAAATTATCTTGAATATCACTTGAATCAAATACTTGTCCATTATAGATCCAAGGGTTCTCATAGCTCATATAGTCATCTTTAAGAGCTATTATTTATCCTTCAACCCTAACAAAGGTATTCTAGCAATAAAAAAGAGGGTTGTCAACCCTCTAAAGAATTATGTAAAGTTTATATCAGCCTTTGTACTTTGATTTTGCTCTTGCCTTTGCTGCTTCTCCCTCTGGATCTTTAATATCAAAGGATTATTTTTGATCTTTTTTATTCCCAGAGTGAGTTTGAGATAACCTTTCATGATTTGCGCGATATTCTGGATCATTCGCCATTCTTTCCTGATGCTTTCTCACACGATCCATAAAAGCGGATTGTTCTTGGTCTTTTCTATACTGAGTAGCCCTTCTACCCATGGAACGAGTAACTCTTGCTTCATCAAGAACTTCTTCAAGAATTTCTTCTCTCCACTCTTCGCTCATGTTTGCCATGATAACGAGAGCATTCTCATTAGTATCTGCATAACCTTCAGCAACTAAATGCTCAAGGATGTAATCAAATACCTCTACGCTTTCACCAAGTCTTTCAGCATATTTACCAGCAGCAGAACCTGCTTTACGTGCCTTCTGGGCAACGAAACCAGCAGCGCCTTGTGCCTTGCGTAAACCCCTTCCAAGCAGGCTCTTAACGCCTTTCTTAACTTCTGCCTTCTTCTCCTTTGCAGCACCGTAGGCTGCCTTTGCTGCCCCTGTAACGGCGCTTCCAGCGGCACTAGCAGCTTTACCTACTTCGTGCTTTACCTTACGTCCTGCTCTCCTTGCCTCATCTTTAGCGATTGAGGCAGGAATACCAACAGCAGCCTTCGCGGTTTGTAGACCACGCTTAATCGCTGCCTTACGTGCCTCTCCACGCTTTGTAGCAGTAGTAGATTTCTGATATGCTCTTGCTGCCGTTGATCCTGCAGGAGCATATGGATTGAGTTCCATTAGATATTCAGTTGCTGCATCTTCTACAAGGTCAGCAGCTTCGTCTAGATCGTATCCGAATTCTAAACACTCTTCGACAAGTTCTTCTACAACTTCTTCAATCATCACATCTGTGATGTCGTCAACTTCACCAAGATAAAGTTGTTTGTAAGTTTCAGTAAGTTCTCTATGTTGCGATGGTAATAACATTTGTTTTACAAATACTTTTAGAAATATTTATAAAAAAAGAGGACCCAAAGGTCCTCTTACTTCACATCATCGGTTGTCTTACCTAACCATTCTTTTTCGTAATCATAATCACCAAACAGAAACTCATCTGCTTCTGCTGCTTCTCTATATGCTTTTACGATTTCTTGTTCCACCCATTCATCATAGTTGGAATCCTGAGAAAGTATCTTTGGTAACATCTTGTTTAATCCCACCTACTATGTAGGACTCAACTTCTGTTTCTTGGGGAGCAACTTGAAGTCCTTTAGAGGAAATCCAATGCTCTGTCCAAGGAAGAGGATTATTCTTTGCAGGAATATCATAAAGTGGTTTCAAACCAATCGCTTTCATTCTACGATTAGCAATCCATTCAACATACTGCTGCAACAGTTTGTCATTCAGACCAATCATAGAACCATCTTTGAACAGATACTCTGCCCAAAGTTTTTCCTGATTCACAGCATTCTCAAAGGTCTTATAAACCCACTGCTCCTCTTCTTTAGCGATACGTGCCATTTCAGGATCATCACCTTCCTTCCACTTGTTCATAATATTTTGAGTGATGACCAAGTGCTGATTCTCATCACGAGCAATCAGTGAGATGATCTTTGCACTTCCTTCCATAAGCTTGAGTTCGCCAAATGCAAAACTGCAAGCAAAACTGACGTAAAAGCGAATACCTTCAAGAATATTAACGTTTGCAACTGCTCTGAACAATTTGCGCTTGAGTTCATACCTTGCCTCTTGTGCGTAGGGTACTTGTTCTAATGCATGAACCCATTCGTGCGAAGTTCCGTA